AATTAAGGCAAAGATTCCTGACTATATTAAATACGATTTACAATTAGCACCATCAAAAGATAAATAATATGATTGTACATGGCATATTTTTTCCGAATGGTAAAGTATACATAGGATTGACAAATGGTGATTAAAATGATAATATAGTATTGTAAGCAACGGAGGATGCGCTAAAGGATTAGCTGCTTTATACGTGTTTTATTCCTCCCTCTAAAGCACCGAGGTCCCCTGCGAAAGTGGGGACAATTTTCACTGGGTTGGGAGGCTTTAGTGTTGTACGTTCGTTTATCCGAGGGTTTAACTAAATATAAACTCATTCCTGAGACAGAAGACCTTTGGCAACATATCTCTACAAATGAAAAAGATCATTATGTATCTCTCTTTAAATATAACGAAGATGGCTATCAACAATGGAAATCTAAGGGCACTGTAGCAGGCATTAAAGATGTCACTACAAACAAATTATTGTTTGATTTTGATGACGCTAAAAATACTGAAGCGGCCAGACAAGACGCTCTCACTGTGGTTACTCGCTTGCTCACCGCAGGTATTAATCAAGATAATATTCAAATCGCTTTCTCTGGGTCCAAAGGGTATTCAGTTGAAGTGGATACAACAACAAAACTTAATCAAGAACAATTTAAAAGCATCACCCAGTCATTGGCTGGTGACCTTAAAACTTTTGACCGAGTAGTGTCAGATCCTCAACGTATTATTCGAGTTGTTGGAACAAAGCATCCTAAATCGGGGCTATATAAAATGCCACTTACCGCAAATCAACTAGCAGAGTTGGATGTGGATTCTACTAAAAAACTAGCCGCTGATCTAGATAATATTGATACTGAAATTATGAGTAATTGGATTGAGGTTGAAATGCCAGAGGCTCTATCCGTTCTGGCCGTTAAGAAAAAGAAGGAAACTAAAGTGGTAGAAAAGCCTGAGGATTTGGATTTAAAATTAAAACCTAAATGGATTACTGAAGCTAAGTATGCCCTTCAAATGGGATTCTTTGGTGCCGGTGAACGTAACACAGCATTTATGATTCTAGCATCTACATATAAAAATCAAGGGTTTGATAAAGAAATCGTCTATCGTATGTTAAAGGGTGTCGCTGAGATTCAAGCCAACAGAAATAATGTTGAGCGTTATTCTGATGATGAGCTTTATAATAATGTAGTACAGGTTGTATTTAATCCTACCTGGAAAGGCGGTACATATTCATATGAAAATACCCCCCTACTTCAGGATGTTACAGCCAGGCTTGGTCTGAAGCCGCCAGTTAAGGGCGAAGAGACCCTGGTGCCATTGGATAGCGTTAGTGATGTATTTAAAAAATTTGCCACAGATATTGATGCTAACACAATTAAACTAGGGATTGCTGCAATTGATAATGATGTGCGAATTACAACATCAATGCTCGTTGGTCTAGTGTCACCCCCAGGTGGCGGCAAGACTACGACTGCATTTGAAATTATTAATAATGCATCTAAGTCAAATACAAAGACAATTTTCTTTTCTATGGATATGGGTGCACCCCTAGTATTTCAAAGACTAATCCAAAAACATACTGGATTATATAGCAAAAAGATTTTTGAAATGTATAAACAAGGTGATAAGTCTCTAGATAAGATTGAAAAGGATTTAGCCAAAGAATATAGTAATGTATCTTTTTGTTTTAAATCCGGTCTTACCGTAGAAGAAATTAAACAGAACATTCAGGATGAGCAAGAGAAAACTGGCGAAAAAATCAAATTGGTTGTAATTGACTACCTTGAATGTATTTCTTCGGGATTTTCTGATGCAACAGCTTCTGGTGCTTATATTACACAAAAACTTAAAGACTTAGCTAATGAAATGGAACTGACGGTATTATTACTTCTTCAGCCACCAAAGGTAGCCGGAGATCCTAGCGATGAGTTATTATCATATACCAAGATCAAAGGTTCGTCAGTAATCCAACAAGCTTGTAGTGTAATTTTAAGTATGTGGCGTCCAGGGTTTAGTCCAAAGGCTCCAGAGGATGATCGGTTTGTTTGTTTTGCAGTATTAAAGAATCGTATGGGTTCATTGGGTCATTATGAGTTTAGTTGGAATGGTCTTACTGGGTCTATTACTGAGATGGATGAAATGGAAGCGGCTGAATTAACTGAAATCAGAAAACGTAAAGCTGCTGAAAAAGCAGCACAGGAAGCGGGTATTTAATGAGCACAAAGAAAAAAGACTCAACACAAGTATACTCTCGCATCTTTGAGGAGTTCGCTGGTACTTATGTTACTATAGCTATTAAAAGCTTAAAAGGTTATAGTACAAATAAAAAAATAGCAAATGTTATGATGGCCGGTTTTTTACTTGACGAATGTGAAAATTTCTATTACATTGGAGAAACAGCAAAGGAAATATTTGCTGCGATTAAAAAAGATGAAGTCCTAACAGTAATGTTGGGCGGAGAAGCTGAAGAAGTGGACATGAACCTGCCAGAGGGTTCTGAAATGCAATAGGGGATATGATGAGCATTAACTTTATTAGAGACCTAGATGATTTAGATCAACTTAGTGCTTATGTAAATAACAATAAACCCTGGCTAGGTCCTGTTGCCTTTGACTTAGAGACTAATAGCGTAGAAGAGACGCAAGCTTTAGTATGGGGCATTGGCCTAGCTTTTGATGATCAAGACGCCTTTTATATTCCCATTAGAGATAAAGAAAAAAATCTACTGTGGCAAGCAGAGAGTTTAGAACTTATAGCAGATACCGTAACTAACTACATAATTGAATTTAGTACCATCGGACACAACATTATTTATGATACACTTGTGTGGGAAAATAATTTCGGAAAAGACATAACAAGACACATTAAAGCAGACACAATCCTAATGAAGCATTGCCTAGACGAAGAGCCTCCTTTTGGCCTAAAAGAAATAGCCATTAAAGAATTAGGTCCTTGGGCAGATAAAGCACAGCAAGCTATGTTAGATAACATTAAAGCTAATGGAGGCAGTACTACTAAGACCAACCTAGAAATGTGGAAATGCGATACTGATATTCTTGGGGAGTATTGTTGCTGGGATGTGTTACTTACCTATAAGCTTTTTAATAAATTTTCAAAACAATTAGAAAAAGAAAACCTAACAAAACTATTTTATTTAGACGAAGTAATGCCACTTTATAAAGAAGTCACAATACCTATGAAGCGTAAAGGACTTCCTATTGATTTGGCTTACTTCTCACAACTTAAATCAGAAATAGAATTAGATATTAAGAAATTGGAAATAAGGATACTAGAGGAGCTAGATGAGCTCATTGCTCCTTTTTGTCTACAGCTATTAGCTGATAAATGTCCAGTAAAGAAGACAGGATCTTTTCCTAGATTTCTTGCAGAGGAACTAAAAGAGACACTGCCCGATTCGCTAGCAAAGAAACAATTACAAGCTCACCCAGATCTAAAGACTGTAGGTTGGATGTTGTTTGATATTCCAATAGAAGAAGACACTTTACGTGAGGCTCAGCTTAGGATGTGGTTTTCTAAATATCCTGATAGCAATCATGTGTTTAATTTACGGAGCCGAGATCATTTAAAAAATTTATTCTTTGATACGCTAGGTTTAGAACCTCTATCCAAAACAGAAACAGGATTGCCTCAAGTTGATGATACCTTTCTTGACAGTATTAAGTTAGACTATGTTTGGGTACCAATGCTGCGTGATTTAAATAAGCTAGAAAAAATTAAGGGTACTTATATAGAAGGAATATTAGATCGACAGTATAACGGGATAATCTATGCCTCGATGTTACAATTCGGCACAACTTCAGGGAGATATGCTTCCCGTAACCCTAATCTGCAAAATCTACCTAGACCAAAAGAAGAGGACTCAAATCTTTCAGAAACGGTACTGAAATATACAAATGCTATTAGGGCAGGTTTCATTGCTCCGACAGGGTATAAGTTTGTAGATGCAGATTATAGTGCTCTTGAGCCTAGGTGTTTTGCGCATATGTCTAATGATAAGAATCTACAAATGATATTTCATAGCGGCGAAGATATGTATAGCGCCATCGCCAAGCGGGTCTTCAATCTAACGGATGTTGGAACCTACAAGAAAGACGCCAACTTCTTAGGTAAGCTATATCCAGAAAAAAGGCAGATTATTAAAGCTCTAGCCCTCGCCGTAACTTATGGCGCTGAGGCATTTAGGATTGCTGATCTACTCGGAGTCGAGCGGGAAGAGGCACAGAAGCTAATAGACGACTATCTAACAGCCTATCCTGGACTTAAGGACTATATTAAAACTTGTCACGATGAAGCAAACAGCAAAGGGTCTGTTTCTACTATTTTCGGACGTATTCGACATCTAAAAGATGCTAAGGATATTTATGACTCCTATGGGGTTGAGATACTAAACTCCCGCTGGGCTAAGGCTAGGCATTTAGGGGACGAGCGTCGACTATATAAAAATAAACTTAATAACAGCACTAACTTTAAGATTCAAGGATTAGCTGCACATATTGTAAATAGAGCCATGATTAAAATTATGCGAAAGTTTAAAGATGCCCGTATTGATGGGTGGGTTACTTTGCAGGTACATGATCAGATTGTCGCTACGGCAAAGATAGGACAAGAAGAAGCAGCTAAAAAGATTGTGCAGGAATGTATGGAATCAGTTGTAACTCTGTCCGTACCTTTAGTGGCAGAACCAAAAATAGCAACAAACTTAAAGGACTCACATTAATGTCAGTAGTGTACAAAATAAAAAATATTATCACTAATGATTTTTATATAGGAAGTACTTGCAACTTCCAAAAAAGAAAGAGTACGCATACTAGAGCATTAAATAAAAATAAGCATCACTCAAAAATATTACAACGTGCAGTTAATAAATACGGACTAAATAATTTTGTATTTCAAATAATAGAACAATGCGAAGTAGACCAAACTTTAGATAGAGAGCAATTCTATATAGATACTCTAAAACCAAAATATAACGTAACAAAAAATGCTTTAGCTCCTATGCAAGGGAGAAAGCATACAGATAAAACAAAGCAGTTATTAAAGTCCAGAAGAGTTATTAAGGGCGCAGAACACTATGCTTATGGAAAATCAGTTTCAAAAGAACTAAGAGAGAGACGAGCTAAGGCTAGAGTAGGTTTGAAAAGGTCAGATAAATTCAAAGCTAATCAGAGAAGTGTGGCACTGAGACTTAATTTAGCTAAAAATTTACAACCTTATATAGAAGCTAATAAAAAGTCCATAATAGACAGTCTAGGAAATACTTTTGGTTCTCTAGTAGAATGTGCGGCTTTTCATAAAATAAGCGTAGCTACCGTATGCGATATACTCAAAGGGCGCCACAAACAGACTAGAAATAAAATTAGTTTTAAGTATTTACTTGACAATAAACAGGAGACTGTGATAGGATTATAACAAGGTCTGGGAGGACTATGTCATTTTATCTGGCTATTAGAAGATTACAAGCTTGCGGATATAAAATGGTTCGCAAATATCCTTCATGTGAAGTCTGGTCTAAAGGTAACAATACAATAAGTATACCTGATTTACCAAGACTTCCTATCGGAATAACACAAAAAATTAAAGGATTAAAATGAAATCTAATATTATTAAAGCGGCCATTTCTATTGTTAAGTCTACCGGAAAATATCCATCTCAACTTGAGTTAGAAAAAGCTGGTATTAGTAGAGCAATGATTCGTAGAACTTTTGGTAATTATTCATTACTTAACGACCATTTAGCCGAAATTTGTTCTGAAATATTTGATTTAGAAAAATCTAAAGTTAATACTAAGTTACCAAATAAAAAACGGTTTGTTATTACAACAGCCGTTACTGAAAGTAAAGTACATAAAGGATTTTTAGCTGCAATCAATACCTATTGCAAAAAAGAAAATGCTGGTCTAATTGTCATGCCGACAAAGTCTACTGGCAACTCTAGATGGGTATTAGATTCTGTACTTAAGGATGAGTGCTTCGTCATGGATGACGTACAGCTAAATTCCAATTTAAAGCTATTAGGGCTCATTACAGCAGCTAAAACCACAGACCCAACTACAGGTCTACCCCGCATCGGTCAACGTAATGGTACCTTTATTACGGCTTCACCGAAGCAACGATTGAAATTTGTGGCTACAGGGGTGAATAAACTTCCTCACGCTTTAATGAGTACGGGCGCCATCACTGTTCCCAGTTATGACACAGCCAGTATCCTAAATAAGAAATCGGAATACATTGCTGAAAATGATCATATTATGGGCGCTATTATTGTTGAGTTAGATAATAACGACGCTTTTCATTTTAGACAAATTCAAGCTGATTCTTCCGGTAACTTTGTTGATCTAGGAATACTATATGGTAAACTTGGTACTAAGCCTATGGCTCCATCCGCGTTTATTTTAGGGGACTGGCACAGTGGAGACAGCGATCCTATTGTTGTTGCTTGTATTGAGAAATTAACTAAAAAACTAAAACCCAAAAAATGGATCATACATGATATATTTGATGGAAAAAGTGTAAATCCTCATACTGAAGGTAAAGAGATAGTAAGAGCTAAATTGGCAAATGACAATAAATTAAATTTAGCAGAAGAACTTAATTTACTAAAGGCTGACATTGATTATATGTCTAGTATGGTTAGTGAAGTTATTATAGTTAGATCAAATCATGATGATTTTTTAGATAGATACTTAAATAAAGCTGAGTATGTTGGGGATAACAAAAATCATAGACTAGCTTTAGAATTGGCTATTCATTTACTAGATGATAAGAACCCCTTAGAAGAATATGTCGGAAAAATAAAAAATGTTAAATGGTTGAAACTCGATGAAAGTTATAAAATAGCAGGAATTGAGTGTGGAATGCATGGGCATTTAGGTGGAAATGGTGCTAGAGGAAGTATAACACAAATGGAAACGGCTTATGGTAAAGTTATGTTTGGGCATACGCATACACCAGGCATTTTACGGGACGCCTGGAATGTCGGTACTACAACTTATTTAGATTTAGGATATAATAAGGGCGCTTCTTCTTGGTTACAATGTAGCGGAATCATATATCCCAACGGACAAAGACAATTAATTAATTTTATTGAAGGTCAATTTACAACAAAAAATTTATGAAAACTTGCTCAAAATGTAAACAAACTAGACCTATTACTGATTTTCCATTAAGTAAGCAAAAAAAATGCGGAAGAAATAGTATTTGTAAAATCTGTATGAGAGAATATGGAAAAAGACGATATAACCGCCGTAACGAGTATTTTAGATATTTAGAGCGAAAATTTAATTTTTCTCAAACTGCATATGAAAATATGTTATTGCTGCAGAATGGTAAGTGTGCCATATGTAATTTAGAAAAGTCGCCTTTATGTTTAGATCATTGTCACACCACAGGTAAGGTTCGTGGATTATTATGTAGAAATTGTAATGGTGTATTGGGTAGATTTGGTGACGATATTAAAAGATTTGAAACTGCTGCCCTATATTTAAAGAAAGCTAAGAACTGATGAGCGTTAGAGACGAAGAACTTAAACGTCTAGAACAATATGCTAGAGGTTTAGGTACAACAGTAACATACAAACCGCACACACCAGGATCTGCTGGTGCTGAATGGATTCTCACGTCCAACAGTCCTGAAATTGTTATGTATACTTGGCCTGGCCAATCAAAAACGCGGCTTATATTGGATTTAGTCCATGAATTGGCCCATCATTATGCGTGGATAGCCAACAATAGAGAAGAACATCCAGATCTTATTGCCGCATTAGTTGCTGAGGCTGAACGTAAACCTGGAGACGAACCTATTCCAAAAGCCCAACGTAAGTTAATATATATAGCTGAACGAGATGATGCTAGGTTTAGAGAATCAATTTGGCATGAGGTTAATATTAAAATACCACAATGGAAGCTTCATTTGGATGTTGACCTTGACAACTATGTATATAAATGTTATTATAAAGAAGGTGATACACCGACATCAAAACGCATTAAAAATGCTAAAAAACGATATAGTAAATTTTACAAAAAAGGGGATAAATAATGGAAGTTGCTTTTAAGAAACTAGCAGATAACGCCGTACTCCCTAAATACGCGTCTTTAGGTGATGCTGGATTAGACCTTGTTGCGACATCAAAGGAAGTTACTCCTATGTTTATTGAATATGGAACTGGGCTAGCTGCCGCGATTCCTTCAGGATATGTTGGGTTGGTTTTTCCTAGATCATCCATTTCAAAAACTGATATGATGTTGAGTAATTCTGTTGGAGTAATTGATAGCGGTTATCGTGGGGAAATTAAAGCCCGGTTTAAATATGGCGATAATTCTGATAGTGTACATTATTCTGTTGGGGATAAAATATGTCAAATGATCATCGTCCCTTATCCAACAATAGAACCTAAATTTGTTGATAATCTTTCTGATACAGATAGAGGATCGGGAGGATTTGGAAGTTCAGATTTATGAATAAAAAAAGAACACCTTTAAATAGATTTATTAAAAGCAGTTGGACAAACATGAATATTCGTGCTGGAAAATATCGCCATTTACAGACCGAAAATAAATGCAAAGTTTATGCTAATGTTAAAATTTTATTTACAAGAGAAGAATTTAAATCTTGGTGTATATTAAATAGTGAATTAATTTTAAATTTAAAACGGCCATCAATTGACAGAATAGATTCAAAAAAAGATTATAGTTTAGATAATATTCAAATTATAGAATTACTTGAAAATATTAAAAGAAAAATAAATAAAGGAAATACTTATCTGAATGGTCCAAAATCTAAAACACTTAGAGGAATTAGAAAATATAGAAATAAATTTTATGCCAGAATAACCATTAAAGGTAAAGAAACTTTTTTGGGAAGTTTTGATACAAAAAATCTTGCATATAATGCTTTTCGCGAGGCATATTTTAAACATTATGGAAAAATGCCATGGTAGGTTTAATTGAGTAAAACTAAAAATAAGAATAGGTCTGAGGTTGAATTTTTAGCTGGTGAAAATCGCAAGCTAAGAAAAGAAGTAAAACAACTTAGGCGTATATTAGAAAAACACAGCCCGGCTCAAGATGTTGAAGAAGTTACTGATAGTGAAGATACTATACCTAAGGTATTCACTGATGTAAAGGTATGTTCTGACTGTGGTAAGGGCAAACTTAGGACCTTTGAGATAATTGGTAAAATATTTGAGGAGTGTGATTTGTGCCATTACCGCAAGAAACTAACTTAAAGATAGTAGCATTAAGTGACACACACGGTCAATATGAAAAAAGTATTGTACCTGAATGTAACATTTTAATTCATGCTGGAGATGCTACAAACTGGGGTTCAGAAGAAGAAATACGCAAGTTTGCTCGTTGGTTTGCGGCACAGCCAGCGGAGCACAAAATATTTGTACCAGGAAATCATGAGCTATTTTTCTATAGAGGACTGCCTGCATCAGAGCTGTGGTTTACAGAAGAATGTCCTGAAGGTATATTGCTCATTGACTCTGGTGTATGTATAGATGGAATTAATATTTGGGGAAGCCCCTGGACACCTAAGTTTGGTGATTGGGGATTTATGCGTAATAGACTTAGTGATATTAAATATTATTGGGACGCTATCCCTGATGAAACCGACATACTTATTACCCACGGACCTCCTTTATATATTCTAGATGAGTTGTTTATGCCTTATGGTAGAAAGCGCGGTCAAGTTGGGTGTGAAATGTTATGGGATAGAGTAAACGCCTTACCTAATTTAAAATATCACATATTTGGTCACATTCATGATCAATATGGAATGAAGTCAAATGGCCGTACCCAATTTTTTAATGTCGCAGCTTGCGCCAATATGAATGTATTTAAAAATCAACCTATGGTTATTGAGGTATAAATGGATCAAAGAAAAAAGAATTACGCTATATCAATATTAAGACGAGCATCATATAGATGGCCCGGAAGATATAAAGCTCTTGCTGCAGGAAAAATAGGAAGAAATCAGTATATCTGCAAAGAATGCGGTCCTGATAAAGTTTATGGTAAAAAAGATATACAATTAGATCATATTGAAAGTGTTGTTCCTGTAACAGGCTGGGAAGGATTTGATTCTTATATTGATAGAATGTTTGTTGATGAAACTGGTTATCAAGTTTTGTGTAAATTGCATCATGAGACTAAGACACGTGGAGAAAATGCTCAACGTAAAGAAAATAAAAAACCAAAGAAAAAAGCAACAAAAAAGAAATAATATGGTAATTTACGTAATAACAAATTTAATACTATTTCAGATTGCGCTAAAGCTCTAGGTTTACATAGCGATAATATTTATAAAACTTGTAGAGGTATGGAAAATAGAAGACAAAGTGGAGGTTATACATTTTTTGCTGAAAAATACGCCGGAGAGGCATTACCTCTAAAAGATAATAACCTGGCACGTATTTTGAAAAAATAACACTTGACTTTTGGCATGAGTTGTGCAATACTATCCTAGAGGTGTTATGCAGAACTTTATTAATAATCTTCTAAGTGAAAACGGCACAATAAGTTGTGTGCGATTTATTCATATAGTTAGCACGTTTGTTGCAGCATCAATAGCAATAATCGGATTAATTCAAAATCGAGATTTATCTCAATTATCTATCCTCTGCGGATCATTTATAGTCCCAGCCAGTGCAGCTAAAGTGTTTCAAAAGAACGTGGAGACTAAGAATGAAACTGCGTAGACTTATTACTTTATTTCTAGGTGGTTATTTATTGGCTTTAGGAGTTAAATACCTAAAAATGGCAAATTCGGTACAAATCGACGAAGAAAATATTACATCACAATATAATCAACTACCAACTTCCGGCGTAAATAAATACTCATCCATGATTCGTCTTGTTCAAAATAACTCCTTCTTTTGTAGTGGGGTTGTTATTGATGGTATGTATGCCCTAACTGCTGCTCATTGCGTTTCTGGATTTCTAGGTTTTATGGATAAAGGTGCTATTGACATTAATAATGTGGATGGAACATTTACTGGGGTAAAAGCCCATGCTGTGGCATTAGATCATCTTAGAGATGTCGCATTATTAAAGGGTAACTTTAAAGAGTTTAAATCAGAAATTCCTGATTTTGATGGTGATAGCGCACAAGGTGTTGGTAATGTATTAGTTACATGCGGATTTCCCTCTGGCGGAAAGGCCTATTGTACTCATTTATTTATTGAGGGTAATTATAATTTTCAAATTTCATCCAAAGGTGGACCTATATACAAAGGTATGTCTGGTGGCCCAGTTTTCTCCCTAACCTCCAAAAAGGTTATCGGTTTAAATAGTGCAGTTGATGGGAATCACGTCATTGTGGCGCCGCTTCTTGGTGTCGGTCAAATATTTCAAATAAGGGAGTAGTATGAATATTAAATTTATCGGCATTGGTGGATTGATTTTGTTGTCTTTAGGGTTCCTTGGCGGGCGTTATTTAGCCCCGCCTAAGGAAGTGATCAAAACTGAGGTGCAAGAAAGAGAAGTTATAAAAAAAGATGTAGTCACAGTGACTAAGGTTATTACAAGACCAGATGGCACTAAAGAAGAAGTAACTACAACCACAGATAAATCCCAAGAAAACAAAAATAAAACTACAGAGATCTTGGCAAAAACTGGGGCAGAAAAGCAATGGCATATCTCAGCAGGTCTAGAACGGGCTAGTTTAACATCAGCTAATGTCTACAGCATCCAGGTAGAACGACGCATCCTAGGGCCATTTAGCGCGGGATTAAGGGCCAATAGTGAACGAACTCTGGGTGTAGTTATAGGTGCTGAGTTTTAATTAACTATGGACGAATTAAAGCGTATAGAGGACGCGTATAAACAAACTGAAGGGCACGAGCTAAAGTCCTATAAAAATTCAGCAGAGCAGTATTTTGCTGAAAATCCGTTTGTTGAAGGTCGTCCTGGTATAAAAGCTTGGTATATACATTGGTTTTATGTCCAATATTGTAAAGAACGGAAATTAAAACCGTTAGGGCTTAAAATATTTTTTCAGTTTGTGAAGGGTAGTTATTCTAAGTACAAAGACAAGGGTGAGCTATACTACTCAATTGTTGGTACTAAATATAAAATGACTAAGGAACAATATGATCAATGTATATATGACAGATTTAGTAATGAAAAGGGTAGTGTAAAATGGCATCAAAGAAAAAACATAAATTACGGAAGAAATCTAAGGCTGGCCCGGCTAAAAGAAAAAAAGCGACAAGAAGAGCTAAAAAGAAAGTTGTTAAAAAAGCACAAAAAACGTATGACAAAATTAAAAACGTCGGGCTCGATCCCAGACGATTTTCAAAAATAAAACAAGAGTTTCACGACATAGACTATGCTCACAAACTAGATCCTGAAACGCAGGATTGGCTTAGCCGATTTATGCAAGAAGACCTGGGTGCTAGATTAAATCATCCTGGTAAAAAGATATATAAGAAAAAACAGGATAAACTGGATTGTTATAAACGAAATAATAAACGTAATTTTGATATGTTTAGTATAGCCAAAGCTACTAAAATGGTAAGCCAAGACGATTTGAATGAGTATATTAATAATCTACAAGAAACACAAGGTAAGTCCGCCTCAGATATTGAAGATGAACTTATTGAGGAATTAGATAAAAAGAAAATTAAGATTTAAATGTTTGTACTATTTGGTATACTGTATAACAAAAGCCAATAATAGCACCAACTACACCAATAACTGTGACAGTGTAATTAACTTTAAGTACATGTTCATGGACGGGCTTAAGTTCTTCTTTAAGAACCTTTAATGCCTCTTCATTCAGAGCAGTCCGTTCCATATGGTCCTGTAAACTTTTAGTATTAATAGCCATAGTGACATTAATTTCACTAATAGTTTCTTGGATTCTGTCTACTTTGGCTTCTAAAATATCCAACTTTTCCACATTATGGCTCCTCGTTGGCTGAATTAATAGCATCTCTGTATGCTGGTTGCTGCATTAATGAGAATATTACCGCTTTACGTTTAGCATCAGGAGCAGTGGCGGCATTCTTAAGGATGGCCGCTAACTTACTGTCAGTTACTTTATTAGCTATAGCCATCACTGACTCGGGTGTATTAGTGTGCATAAATGTAGAAACTTTACCAATCTCTTTAGCAACGCTTCCAGCATATTCAGCGGCACCCAAAGTCTTACCTACAGCACTAGACATACCAAAATTAGTAACTTTTTTCATTATCCCAGAGGGAGTAGCTAGGTTTGGTGTAGCACCTTGAAGAGCTGACACACCAGAAGCGCGTTCAGCTAAATTATAATTTCTAGATACATTTTGAAGATTTTTTTCAATATCGGCTATAGTGGCTGGGCCTTGTTTTCCACTAGAAACAAGACCTATTTCTTCCGCATTACCGGCTTTCAATGTATCTAAGAATTTCTGAATTTGACCACTTTGATCTGTTGATTTGTCCCAATAATTAGATATTTTATTAGTTAAATCTCTTTCCGTATTACCTAAGTTACTTTGGCCTTCATAACTAGTACCTAAATTTTTTGGTATATCCAGGTGTCTAGCGGGGGCCTCAACTAAAGCTTTCTTGTATGTATTGTCAGCTAAATCTTTCGCTTGACTATACTCTTTTGGTAAGTTATCAGTAAGTTTCTTTTCTAAAGTATTTTTTGTGTCAGTGATGTATTTAAACAATGCAGGATTTTCTTCCTTCATTCTATCAGTTAATAACCCCTTGAGGTTATCAATCCGGTCCATCATTTCCTGAGGTGAAACATTTTCTTTAGTGGCAACCTTTTCAGTGACTTTTTGTAATTTACTATCAGGAACAGCTTGCGTCAAGTCAGCGTCAGCTCGTTTAACTAGACCAACCTCTAAACCGGTTTCAGGATTAACCTCAAACTCGGGAGGAAACTGAGTACGTTCTCTTAATCCTAGCTTACGAACTTCTTCAACAGCATCATCAATATCAGCTGATGTAAAATTTTTACTAGCTTTATTTACAGCAGAATCAAGTTCTTTACCTTTAAGTTGCGAACCTAACTCGTTCCTCAATTTACCTTGCAAATACCGTCTAGCATATTCCCGCTCAGCTTTAACTTCACCAGCAGCAGCTTTACCCTGAAGACTATTATAAACTTTCCGCTTAGCTGCCTCTGAATCAATTGGAACAGCAACTTCTTTAGCTACTTCCTGTTCACCAATTAATCCGGCAAGGTTTTTATCTACAGCAGATAAATCCTGAGGACTTACACCCTGCTGTTCTGTTGGCATTTTCATTCGCAATTCATTAACTAAATCTGATGTAGGTATTTCTCCTTCAGCAGTTTTAGCCATATTACGTAAATTTTCATAAGATGCATTTTCAAAATCTTTTATTTTACTGAGATTACCTAAGATATCTGTTTGTGCGGATTTCTCTATTGCAGCTTTAAATTCAGGTAAAGCTTCTTTTTTGAAAGTTTTAACTTCGCCGGATTTAATTTTATTAAAAACTTCAGCTACATCTTCACCGACTTGAGATTTAGTGATACCTTTTCCTATAGTCTTAGCTATAGATGGAACTACTGTACCCAATCCAAGACCAATTCCGCCACCAATTGCCGCACTTTTAGCAGCATCTTCAGCAGCTTGAACACTTAACTTACTATCTTCTCTTCCACCCAATGATGAAAGTCCACCAGCAATAGCCCCAGCCCTTAACATATTACCAGCTTGAGCTAGACCTTTAGCTTCATTAGCCGCTCCTAATCCGGGAATAGCCACAGTAGCAAGTCCGCCAGCTAACTCACCGCCAGTGTATGACAATGGGTTTGTTTCTTCTGCAGATTTATATCTTTGACGAATATCTTTTATTAAATCTTCGTAATTTCCGCCACCAACTGACTCAGGTAAAATGGATCTAACTCCAGCCTCGCCTTCATCAGCAAATCCTAAAGTCGCACCTTGAAGACTACCAAGTAATGCTGACTGTACTTTACCAGGCTCCTGAGATTCTTCGGTAGAATTAGGTTTATCAAATCCTGAAAGATCGTATTTTTTAACAGCATCATCAAAATGTGATAAATCTATCTTTTTATCTGCCATTATAACTTCCCTGCGGCTTTAAGGGCCTTGATGGCCTCTTCTCTAGATATGTTATTATTCTTTATTATAGCCTGAATACCAGCCTCTTCGCGAGGAGAAAATGATTCTTCCGATTTCGTTTCTGTGTTTATTAATGAAGGATCTATACCCTTCATCTGCAACATAGTATTCCAAGCTTCCGGGTGTTTAGTTGATAAATCCATATAACTACCCAAAGCACCTTTAGCGGCCTTAGCTATTTGTTTTTTAGCAATATCTCTTTCTCGACGAATAGTTTCCATGGCCTGCTTTACAAACTTAGCTTGACCAGCACCAGCCGGTTCGTTCTTCACTTTTTCAGAAGCTACAGCCATATCCGCCATAAAACCTCTTGGTAATAGATGAGTTGTTCCTCCGATAGTAGAAGCTCCCATACTAACCATACCATCTAAACCGCGAGCTATTTCGTAGATTTGTTGATTTGTTACATCTTTTGGATCTTTACTAGATATTAACGCTTCTAATCTATCTGCCGTGTTTATTAAATTGGCGTTTTTACCGAAGGGTGTATTCATTCTAGCCATATCTTCAGAAATTAATTTTCCAGCCGCATCCAATCTCGTTACGTCTTTTTGATTAAGTTTTTCTTGATGTGCAGCTTTTGCTTCACTAGCTTTTGCTTGAGCCATAGCGAGCCTATTTTGTTGAGCTTCATAAGCTGTAACCATATTAGACAGTGTCATTGTTCCGAAAAGTTTATTTAATTGCTCACCAGACATATTGTCGTTAATCTTGGAAGCTAAATCATTTCTTCCCATACGTTTCAACGCGTCTCTAATTGAGGATCTGGCTAATGCGCTAACATCACTTTTAGGGTCACTTCGTTGCGCTTCGTCGCTAAAGTCAAGTTTAGCTTTAGCTAATTCTAGTGTTGTTAATTGATCTTTTTGTTTTTTACTAGCAGCTTCCCGTAAATCTTTAAGGTTAGTCACCGGAACATCAACCATAGATTTAACATTATCTAGATTATTAGGGTTATATTGTGACCTACCGATACCAGCACCGATTTGCGCAGCAGCATCAGCTAATAGATAATTTCTACGATTTTCAGCAGCAGCAGCCTGAGCAGCGAGCATTTCTTTATCAGATCCTTGATCAGACCCTTTTAAAAGAGTATCAAGTAGTGAGGGTTGGTTTGCTTGCGTTTCTACTTTTTTATTAGACTCTTGCTGTTGAATCTTTTTTAACGGGGCCTGTACTTCTATAGGACCTGCCGTATGAGGCAACAATTGCTTATCCTCAACATCAAGGGAATTATCTGGAATATTATCAGGAACTTGTTCTAATAATTGCTTTTCTGGAATATTTAGCATCTGTCTTTGGTAGAAAGGTACAGAACTATTAGACAATGTGTTTAATAGGTTTTGAACATTTGTCCCTGAAACATCAGGAAGATTGTCCATAATATTTTTATCTTTATTAGCTTGCAGCAATCCAGAAGAAATAAGACTATTTATATCACCAGTACCAGAAACATCAGGTAAACTAGCCATAATATTTTGATCAGCTTTAGCCTTATCTAAACCAGAGTTAATCAACGAATTAATGTCAGATGAACCAGAGACGTCCTGATTATTTTTTGCCTCTAATAATTTAGATAGAAAATCCATTTTTAAACTTCCTTTTTAGCTGAGGAATTTTGAGCAAAGGCAGCAAATCCTTTACCTGCTCCAGCACCAATATTACCGAAACTTTCCGCAATGCCCTTAGCATTCGCTCCGTGTTGTGCTGCTAAATTTTGTCCTGTAGCATTAACTCCTGACAATTTAGCCATTTGGTTATTAAATTGTTGTTGCTGTAGTTCTTTATTATACTGCTGTTGAGTATTGTGCAATCCTACATTTTGGTTTAGGATATTTTGTTGATTTTGTAAGTTGGCCATTTGCGCCTGATTGCTTCTATCAACATTTCGATTCTGAATTGTATTGGCTTGATTAAAGTTCATCAACTCTCGATTATTCAAAGCTTGAGCTATTTGCGCGCCCTGGTTAAATTGTGTGTTTTGTAACTGAGAACTTAGTTCACCTGACTGATTAGCGGCTTGAAGCATTCTATTATAAGCTTGGGCTGCAATACTTTGTGTGTCTTCAGCTTGACGATTAGCGGCACTTTGTGAGCTTTGTAATTGGGCGGCTAATGTTGCTCCACTAGAACCCATACCACGTTGATCTGCTTGTTGTAAAATTTGTTTTAGTCGAGCAGTATTATCAGCATCAGCTTTTCTTTCTGATTGATTTTGCATTGCTAGTTCTTCGGGAGTGAATCCACTTTTAGCAATCTTATTTAGCATATCAAGTTGGCTCATTGTATTTTGAGCTAAACGAGGGTCAACTTGAATTTTTTGCATAGCGTCTTCAGTTGATAACTGATTAATCGCCTCTTGTTCTGGAGTATAATTACCTGCAGACTTAAAGTCCTCAAGGGCTAGACGTTGTTTTTCGATTTCAGGAATTTGTAAATCAGCATATTTTGTATATAGTTGTTTTAATATATCTTCTTGCTGAGAACGTTCACCGCTAGCTTGTTGGTTTCCAATTAATCCACCCAAAATAGGTGCGGCTATCATGCCAATTGTCATCGGGTCCATTATGTATTACCTCTCGCTCTGGCCGCAGCAACTGCCTCGGCATAACTCATTATAGGTGATTTATTTTGTTCTACTTGTGCACCAACATTTGTTGATGTGTTTGATGGATTATCGACACCCAACAATTGATTTAATAATATCTGCTGATTATTGCGTAAAGCATATGTATCTCTAGCTGCACTAAGTTGTCTATTCATATCAGCTTCTGTGTCAGCTTGCGCCTTTAATAATTGTTCCGGAGTTAATTCAACAGGCTGAACTGCTTGCGTTGTTCGATTAGCAAAAGCGGCATCAATATCAAATGTTGATTTTGGTGTTGCGGCAATTGCTGCAGCCTTAATTTGTTCAGGAGTTGATTCTAAACTCAAACCAACATTACGGTATTGGTTATTTAATTGTTGTAGAGCTCGGTTATTTTGTTGATCAAACGCTCGCATTTTGTCTGTATATTGAGATGTGTCAACCAAACCTTTTGATGTGAGAATATTACCAAATCCGGCATTTTTTAAATAACTATTAACTTTAGCTTCAAGATCAGCTTGAGCTTGGATTTGTGCAGCCCTAGCCGCACCACTCTTACCACCATCACCCAATATACTTGTTTGTATTCCGCCTAAAATACCGGCAACATTCGGTAACCCTAGGGCTGATCCCATAAGACTTGGAGCTGCTGTTACGTTATTAAGCATTGCTCCCGTTGTTGCTGCGTTCGGCGATCCTCTCTCTTGTCCGCCTTGTTGAGGTAAATAACCGGCATTAGCTAATAATTGGGCAATATTTGCTGTAGCAGTGCGCGTTTCTGTCCCTCTACCACTAAGCCAATCTCCGTATGTGTCAGAACCTGTACCAGTAATATTTGCCGCAACAGCTCTATCCATAAAATCTTGTCGAGCTTGATTTATTCGATCTTGTAAACTACCAGATCCAGTTTTAACTGAAGCTGCTGCCTCTAAATTTCCAGCCTTATCTAAAGCGCTAGTATCAGTTCCAGCTAATGCCGCTAATGATTTATAAATATCAACATCTCTTTGTGTAGCAATATCTCGATAGTCACGAGCTTGTTGTGATGAAAGATTGGCTATTTGATCAGCAGAAAGATCTTTATCATTTAAAACGTTAAAAGTCTGCATACCATTTCGTAATCCAAACTTTTGGAACAAATCAGCATCAGTAACTTTACCTTGTTTTAAACCTTCAACAAAATCGCGATATTTTTGAATCTCGGAAGCTCTCTGTTGATTAACTGTTCCGACTTGACTATTCAAATCTGCTATCTCTTGCTCACGATTTTTTCCGGTTTGCCCAGTCAGATCTTTGGTTAGATTTAGGCCTTGTTCTTGAGCAGCTTTAGATTGATTTTGTAGGTTTTTGGTAGTGTCCAACAATCCCTTGAACGTAGTGTCACGTTGTTGGTTGAGGTTTTGATTAAGATTACCAAGAGTATTACTTTTGTCTCTTTGTAAAAATAATTGATCAAGTCTTTGATTGCCTGTGTTATAATTGTTTTTCTGTCCAACAAATTCATTAAGAAGACCATATCGACTGTTCTCACTGGCTAATTGTTGTTGGCGAGCATTTAAACGATCATTAGCTGCCTGAGATGCTTGTTGTGAGGCTATGGATGCTTGATCTAATGTTTGTTTATCTTGTTGCTGAGTGGCTCCACTACGTAAACCAGTGAACTTAGACAACTCATCCTGATTCGCAGTAAGCCCCATCATTCTATTGTAATCAAATTTATCAGCTTGCACAGGACCTAGTGTTGGTGCGGCTTGTGTTAAATATTGATTGTAAGCATTAATATCCCCACCAACATTACCTAAATATGTGGTTCCTTGTTGAATATTACCTTGTGCCTTTTGTACACCTTGTTGAAAAGCTTGGGCTTGATTGTTTGCTTGACTAACTTGACCCTTAAGATCTTGGTTTATTCCACTTTGAATCTTATTACCAATTTGCTGCCCAGCATTTTGATTTGCTTTAAGATATTTATTAATGTTTGTAAACTGCCCGCTTCCCTGATTTTGTTGCGTTGGAGCAGCTCCAGGTTGGATTGTAGCACCCTGTTGTGGTGATGACGCAGGAGCACCAACTGTATTATTGGTGTTGTTCTTTTCGTCTGGGTTATTACCGGTCAAATTAGCAACTGTAGCCATCAAATCCTCTATATTATATGTTATCCTATTAGAATCACAGATAACCGAAACATCTTATTAACAGGCAGTCCAGTAATGTTTTTTATTGTGATTAAATTGGATGTAATCTCATAACTGATGAACGGCGTATTTGTTGGATATGTTGTGTCTGTTAGGTTCTGGGCGTTAATAACCTGAATACCCTTTAGTTTGGTTTTTAAATCATATTTAAGCTGTACTGGGACTGTTGGGGTGCCTGTCCCATCCGTTGTTACGGTAAATGTTGAATATTGCTGATTTAAATTATCAAAATCAATACCTTTATTAAAAGCATTAGTTAATTGCTCCATTAGAGGGTTTAAAGAGAACGCGATCTTAGACACTGTTGTTTGGTGTTCTTTATCGAAATCCTCAATAATAAGACGTTTAAGATTAGTTATGCGCATTATTTGTAAGCTCTTTCACTGTTAATCTCATATGTAAAAGATATACCAAAAATACCATATTTATCATATGCGGCTTTATGTTTAAAGCGACACCGAATAAACCTACATCTTTGCTTCTGTCTAGGGATTAGTGTGCGTATAGGCCTTCCTGTGCCTTCCCCGCCCCATGTAGTAGCGCCATAGCCACTCATACCAAATCCGCCACTCCCTTCAAGAGAAAATGGGACATCTTCATAATTGATACTAAGATCTGTATTATAGCCAACTGTAATACCTAATATTCCGGCGTTATCAAACATCATAGTGGCTTGTCGAACATGTTTTAAAGAAGCTGGATCACCAAATGATAAAGGTGCCCAAATAACAGTAGACGAAATAGCTGTATAGTGAACTATATCACCTTCAATGATGGGCTCTAACAATGTTACTGTAACTTGATTTGTATTTTGATTTTTATCTTCAATATACAATTCATAATCAACTGTACCATTAGATAGTTCATAGTTAGTATGAAGTAATAAAGGTGATAAATTTAAAGCTGTAATAACTGAATTATACTCAGTTTGGAATGTTTGAAAGTTTACAGAAAATACCGTTAAAAATGAAGAACTTAAATCTGAATTTAGTTGCGTAATTAAAGCGGCAACAGCATCCTGAAGATTATCACCGGTCGCTATATTGAAATTTCTATAGTAATCTTTATTAGAATTTCCCACTGTATTTGGTACACTAGGATCTAATGCGAATTTTTTAGCTAAACGGATAACTTGGGATATAGTTACATATTGAGTTTGAACTAATATATCACCAATGGAAATATTTGCCACTGAAGTTAATGTGATTGTATTTCCAGATACACTATTAGGACTTAAAGCTAATGTATATTGTCGATCAGCATAGTCTGTTCTATTTAAATTCTTACGTTCGATTTCAATTAAATTTGTATCAGATACACCTAAGTACATTTTATTTAATTTAACATTTACAGCACCGCAAGTGGCATTCTTTGTCCAAGAAGTCCATGATTGCGTAAATGTATTAAATCTATAAGCAACATTTGCTACTGTATCAGTTGCCGCGCTTGGTACCCAGATAACATAAGATCGATCAGATTCATAACCCAAAGCAAAACAAGATGAAGCATAGTTTACATAATTAGGGCTAGTTATTGTAGCAAATACGTTTTCAATGGGTCTAGATATAATAGATACACCAGTTTCAGATATGGTAGCAACCCCTTGTGTAGTCAAACAATATATTTGATTATTTAGGATAGCTGCTGTATCTGGGGCATTTAAAATTGAAGAGTTATCAAACAGAGTAACTGTGAAATTTGTACTATCGTCCCCAGTTAATCGATAAATACCCTCTTCTTTGAATATAAATAAACTATCTCGTAATCCTAATATTCTCAGGATAGCTTTGTCTTTTGGTCCTATATTAATATTATTCACTGCAGGAACTGCTTCAGGTTGATATGTTTTAGAATAATATAAGGCGTTCGGTTTTAATTCATTCGTGGCAGTTAGTGTCGTAGTTAAATCAGCATTAAACATTGCGCCAGTAGTAGCACTATCAGCAATGATTGTATATGGGGTATTATCTATAACCTTAGATTCAAAATTCATCGATCCAGGTAAAGTACTTGTGTCTGGAGTATAAAATGCTGATACAACCTCAGAGAAATTTTTATTAATAACTGAAACTAAGGATTTAGCTGTATCTTCAATTTCTGTTGCCGGAGAAACATAAGAACTACGTCTAACGTACTTATTAGCGGCATCTTCCCCGAATCCTTTTTGGATAATTGATATATCCGATGGGCTAGCAAATGGGCTAACTAATCCAGGTGTGCTAGATGGTGCAGAACAAAATCCGCTATTAGCTGTAGATATTATATGTGATGTTGTATAATCTGAAACATAAAATTGGCCGGTAGCCTCTAATGCGATACCAACAACACCAGCAACATCTGCTGCTGTAACTATTCCAGCAGAACTGATATCAGCTTTAACCGGAATACGACCTACGGTATCAATACCAGACGGTGCCACTGTCGATCCTGTTTTATCGAAATATAAAAGGAACTTTAAAGTGTCATCGAACGCGTTAATTAGAAAATAACTACCGTCAGTTGTTGCTGCTTTCGTTTGATATATTGCTTGAGTTTTTTCTGGTCTACCAACAAAATAGTAAGTATTGTTTGTTATATTTTTGGATATTGTAATATTTGAAGTGAATACACTAATAACATCTGTTCCAGTTGCAGCGACAGAGTTAACTGTAAATTGTGTGGCATTTAATACTGTAACGGTGTAAGTTCCATCAGCGGCCCCAGCACCTTTAATAACAACATTTTTACCTGTTGATAAATTGTGATTAGTTGTTGTTGTGATTGTTGCCGGACTAGCTCCTGTATGACTTGATGCCGTTAGTGTTGTAATTCCATCTAAACCCAGTAAAGTTAAGCTGTTTTTATAAGGCCCTCTGGTGTTAGCGAAAAACGCTGTATTCTTGTAAGTGGCAATATCCTTAGCTACAGGAGGTCTGTCGTTGGATTGAAGAATACCTTCACCGGAAAACTCGTTTGTATAGAGCGGAGTGCCTGTATCACGTAAATCTGAAGGTTGTTGATCTAACACCGTAATCGTTGTTCCGCTAACATAAACGTCTTCATATACTAACTTCATTTCATCACCGCTGCCACCAAAGATAGCCACGGGAGAACGATATATTTGATAAAAATAGTCCGTGTTAATATCTGCCGGTACAGTAAAAGTGACATTTACGTCTTTAAATTCAACCGTTTGGTTTTGTATAACTGAACGGTAGCTCGGTGAACCGAGAATTAAATTCTGATTAACATCCTTGGTTCCCCAAACTATACGATAAGCGACCTCTTTATTTGGATCAAGGAATCCTGTTGTTGAGGTCTGGTCTAAGGTTAATGACATATCAACAGCCTTAGCTCCTCCCGCACTTGTTATGGCGGCAGATCCTAAACTAGCAGCATCAGTGGCACTTATTTTTTTAATACCGTCACTTGTGGTAAAATATAAATTACCGTTGAGTTCAATATACTTCATCCTTAAACCGGATTCAACGTCAGTAAATGTCCCAGAATAATTAGTATATGTACCAGAACCATTATCATAAGCCAGCGCAGAACCGTAGTGAGCTATTGATCTATCTTTGTATAATAATAGCTGTTTAGCTATATCTGTACCCGATACACCAATAGTACCATATTGAGTAAACCCTCTACGCGGCTCAATCACGTTATCTTTATCTATAACAACATTATCAGCTTGCAATAAAGCACCTTCAGGAACAGCCGATAAATATGAGGAAAAAGTATGTAGTCCGCGAGTCTTGAGCATAGAAGTTGTTGGCACAATTATCTCCTAAACGTGGACTTAGTTCTATTTAAAAATCCGTGTCGGTTGTTGACTTTCATTGGTGCACCTTCAACTCGATCGTCAATTAGTGTAGCACCTTTTTGTTCCATTTCAGCTAATTTGGTATTAGCCGCTTGTAATCCAGCTTGATCACCTAGAGCTTCTAAACATCTACAAGCAACTCTTTGGGCTAACATGCTGTGCAGGTCTGTAGGTATTTGAGGAATACAACATTCTTCAGCCAGTGAAATTTGATCACCAACAGCTAAATTTGAAGGAAGATCGTTTATAGCAAATGTAATAATTTTATTTACTGTGTCGATATTTGTAGCTTGAACATCAAACTTTAATATTTTATGCGGGGATTTTGTTTGAAGAATATCCAGATCAACACCCAATGTTATATTAGACGGAACAGAGCTTACGCCAACTTCACCGGTAGAAGGATTGACCGATGTTACTGTTGCAATTCTTGATTCGTCAACCAACTGATTAGGTCTAATATAGAAAGAAACTCGCAAAGATCCTGTAGGATTTGGCATGTTTTCGGGCAATAAAACGATCTCATTATTCTGGATGTAGAATACCCTAAATCCTGTACTAGTAAATGCGTTACCGCCACCATATTGATAATAAGATATATCATCAATTGTGACCCTAGTCATCTCATAAACAGCAGCATTATCCAAAAAGGCAACATCACGCAGTTTATTACCAACAGCTCGATATGGGATAGTGTATTTATTTTTGCCACTCTCTAATGGAATATCAACGTAAGTGAGAAAATAATCCTCGTGATATTGTAACACAAAAGGGATAATGGCCATATCAAGTTCTTCTGTGGCAAATCGTAAAAAGTCAGCATTTTTGAACGTGACTTGATTGATCGGCAACATAGCTCTTGAAACAACACTATCTATTAAAGTGCTAGAGGTCATATAGCGAGCCATAGGCTACCTCTTTACTTCTTTAGTAATTGAGCTTTTTTCTCTTCAAGTTTCTTCATAAGTTGATCAATCTCTTCAGGACTGTTGACTTCCGCAAGAATTTGATCTTCTTCTTTATTTTCTTCTTCAGGAGACTCAGAAGCTTCCATTTCTGGAGATTCATCCATTTCATCTTCCATCATTTCTTCAGGCTTAGCGTCGACTATTTCTTTGGCCTTATCCAAACCCTCTTTAAGTTTAGCATCGTCTGGAGCGGCCACAGTAACCTTTTTCATAGACATAGCTTTGCCAATGCCTTCTCCGTCCATACCAGACATAGCGGAACGAAGCTCTTTTAAAGCCTTCATTTTAGCCATTTTTTTATCTTCATCCTGTACTTTGGGCTTCTTACCCAATACTTCTTTAATGTCAGACATGATTGTCTCCTTCTTTATTATATGTTATTATAGGGTTAGATTTTGGGCTCTGAACTTCATTGTGGCAGATATAAACCCTGCATAGTTATCTGATGTATACTGCACTTGTCCGGCTGATGTTATGCTTAAATTAATTCCTGAAGCATCCCCAGCCGATTGTAGCGTAATATCCCAACCAGAACTCTTCTGTATACCCAAAACCTCAATCACCTCGTATAGGGGCAATGTAGCGTTTATAGCCACACTTACCAAAGCTTTAAAAGCCCTAGTTGTCGCATTAGCAAACACCAACCCAGTAACATCAGCAGCCACAGCCTGGTTATTAACTGGAGAAAATGTTGTTTCCCCTATATCACCTATAGGGAGTACTGTAGCTATAGTAATAGAACCTGGACCATTTGTTACACTTATACCGGTACCAGCAGATATTGTTGCAGCGACAGGAGAAGCTCCTGTATCTCCTATTAGAAGTTGGCCGTCGGTTAATGCGCTGGCCTCAACAATAGCCCCAGAACTAGAAACCATAATCCGGTTATCATTGAGCGCCGTTGATGAATTTGTCCCGCCTTTAGATATTGGTAAAGTTGTAATTGTTGGTTCTTTACCGTCTATTTGTGTTTGAATAGAGCTAGTAACCCCTGATACAAACCCGAGTTCAGTTGATGTTGTTGCCGATACTGCAACCTTACCTGAAACGTCAGAAGCTAGCGCTCTAGATACAGTTAGATTTGTTGTTGTAATAGTCGATACAGCACCTGTTAAATGGCTATCTACCCTAGCATCAGTATAGTATAAATTTGTAATACCTTCAGCAACATTGTCCGTATTAAGAACTACAACACCCTGTTGACCATTAACCGAAGCGATGTTATTGGAGTTAATTGATTTCTGATATACACTACCGTCGTATACAACATAGTCCCCTGCAGCGAACGTAATAGAACCAGAACCAAAATCATGACTTCCAGCATTAGAGACATAAACATCTCCAGTATTTCCCACACCGTCAACTAAGGCTGGGCTATTTGTATTAGGATCATATACACCTTTAAATTCCATTACGCTATTTGGTAATTGTGATGCCGGAATTTTACCTCCAGCATCAAGCGTGGCCACACCATTATTAGCGGCCTTTTGTGTTAAAGGAATATAAACTAACGATAGAGCGGAAATGCTATTATCTACAAAATTCTTGGTAGCCCCATCCTGCGGAGAAATAGGATCTGTTACATTAGTAATAAGGTGACTATTAAGATTAAGAACACCGAGGACGCTAGCGCCGGATGTTGCGTTCCCGAGGTTAAGTGTTGTTGCATTTGTTCCGCCAATATCTAATGTTCCAGTTTTATCAACATTGGCTATTACTGTATTGAATGTTGGGCTGCTTGTTGTATTTACATCCTGGGGTAATGATAGAGTAATAGATCCAGCACCATTGGTTACTGAAACTTGGTTTGCTGTACCGGTGAGTGTTGCTGGAACTGGAGGACCCCCTGTATCACCGATTAGCAGTTGACCATCAGTAAGAGGCCCAACCTGACCCAGGTTACCAGAAGGGTCAACAACAAGAATGTCGTTTGGTGTGGCTCCAGCTATAGGAGTGCCAATACTGACATTAGGGGCAGCTCCGGTAAAGTCTATTCCGCTACCTAAAAGCGGATTATAAGTTACTCCCACGTTAAATCACTCTCTCTGCGCTAGTAAAAGGTAAAGTTTGCGCAGTTGGAAAGACCATTTTAATAGCATATAGTACTGTACCATTATCTAAAAATGTATAAGTTACAGTATCATTGGCTACGCTTGTAGTGCTTAATGTTGCTGTTACTTTATGTCCTATTTGACCGACAAGAAACCCGTTAGTGGTAATAGAGCCATCAACCGGATTATGGGCTGACCGCAATACATTCTCGCTTGACATATCCGAAACAGGTTTTGTAGTAGCATTAGACATTAATAACCCCTTATCCTAATAATACGCCTATTGCGGTTAATCCCACAACAAACAAACTGACAATCGCTATCCTTAGAATAGCATTACTTTTCTTCAACAAACGAACGCGCTCTCTTTCAATGAGTAGCTTTTCGACATCATGTACACGTAATTCTCTAACAACCTCAACTGGTTTTTCAACAAATACGGTTCTTTCTACAATACGCTCTACAGGAACTTCAACAATCTTTTCAACAGTGACAATCTTCTCAACAACAACTTCGACAGGCTTTTCAACGGTGATAATTTTTTCTACAGGAACTTCAACAATTCGTTCTTGTATTTGAACAATAGGCTCTTGCTGGACAACTACAGGAGCTTCTACAACAACACTTCGTTGTACCTTATCTTTAGCTTTATTTGAACCTAAATGTACTTTACCCATTACACAGCCTGCATAACAGCTTTACCTGTTCCAGTAAGTTTAACTCGTCTAGCACAAATTGATGTTGGGACTAACTCAGATATATTTAAAGCAACAAAGTCCTCTCCCTCATCTGACGGGGACACTGAAATAGTACCACTACCGAACAAACAGATAGTTTTCATTCCCACGCAAGAAACAGCTCCTGATTGCTCGTTAACAACACCATTATTTGGTTTTGTTATCACATTATCACCATCAGCAGCATCTAAAGATACAGCAAACTGTGTATTAGCTGACGGAATCATTTTTAATGCACCATCTTCAACCGAAAATGCTTCTGCTAAAATTTGGGTACTGTTTAAATAGTGCTCTCTCATTATACACTCACAATCTTTTTAATTTTTTTAAACTTACTAGGATCAGTTTCAGCAACAAACTCATTAGCAACCGATTTAGGTATCCCAGACTTTTTGGCGAACTTAGCGTCATGTTTTACAGCTTTCATTAATGCGTATTGTTTCTTACTTGTTGCTGGCATATTACTTTTTTAACCTACGGGAAATTTTATATTGTTCTACTTCTAGTCTATTACAAATATCACCAATAAGCTGCTTAGTTCCCTCAGATACGCCCGATGCCACTGTGGAAGCAACACAAGCACAAATCTCTTTTTCTAATTGGAGAATTGTTTCGAACATGATACTATTTTCTTTTACGCCAACTAAAGGTAATGTATTTACTTTTGCAAATACAGCCTTCATCTGCTCACCTAGAGATGGTAGTTGCTCTTCACCCATAGTGCCAACAATTCTTTCAGCAACAGAATCATAATCAGATTCTGCACCATTATATATATCAGCAAGCATCTCGTGATCTTGAGTAAATACAACCCTAGCTGCTAAATGATGGCAGCTATGAGCGTAAAGTTGTAAAGATCTAAGTAATATTAATAATTCTTTCATATGAATATCACTCCCCAACCCATGTTGCTTGGAAATATGTTTCCCAAGTAGCATTTGAAGTAGTCACTGTTGCTCCGTGGGTATAAGCAGACCCAGATATATAATCGGTAGTCCCATTTAGATAAACATTGAAACTAACATCAATACCAACGTCACCGGTCACCCCGCCAGATCCACCGTGAACAAGATTTGTTCCATTTAAATCCAAAGAAACAAGAGATCTATTAGTTGTTCCGATTAAAAAACAACCCAAATTTACCGAATATGTTCCGGCTTTTTGTGGGGTATATCTATATGTTCCTGTATCGAACCATGATGTATTATTTGAATAATTTGGATCTGTATTTATATTATCGAAAGTGATATTAGTAAGCGTAACCGATGGTACTGTTTGTGATGAAGTACTATAAACAAGAATCCTTGGGTTTTGAACTGCTGCAGGAAGAGGTGCCCATTTTACACCAGAACTCTGTGTACTGTCAGCAGTTAAAACTTGTCCATTAGTACCAACTGGTAAACGTACATTGTCTGTTCCATTATGAACAATAATATCAGCTTTAGTTGTTGTTGGAGCTAGTGCATCAAATGCTGCAGTTTGTGTTGTTTGGCCAGTACCGCCATTAGCAATAGCTACAGTACCAGTAACATTTCCTGCTGTAGTTGCTGTGTCAGCATTTCCTGTTACATTACCAGTAAGATTTGCGGTAATCATACCAGCAGCAAAATTACCTGAAGCATCACGTTTAACAATAGTAGATACAGTGTTAAGAGGTGTGGCAGCATTTGCTGCAAGTTCAGCGGTATTAATGTTCGAAGCGGAAGATCCACCAACTGAAACAACAGTAGAAGCGACACTCCCAGGACCGGTCGCTGTAACATCCCCTGTTAAATCTGTAATATAGTTACCTGTTGCTTGTTTACCATTTAATTGCGTTTGGATTGAGCTTGTCGCATCTAAATATTGAAATTCAGTGTTAGTTACTGATCCATCAGCTATTTTTGTAGCATCGATTGCTGCACCAGCTTTAATGTCAGCATTTTCTATATTAGTGATAGTATTTAAGTCCGCATCGAATGTTTTCCCTGTAACAACTTGTGTTCCTGCCTCAAGTAACACAGTCCCAGTTATGTCTGGCAGAGTGACAGTTCTATCCGCTGTCTGTGAACTAGTTAATGTTGTGGTGGTGTTTGCTGTTCCTGCTGGAACAATGTCCACATTTGCGGGAGTAGTAGTTCCACTAGTGAATACTCTCAACCCTTTAACTAATCTTGTAATTGAAAATGACATGTTTATCCCTCTATTATTGCGCTAGAGTCCTAGCTCTAAATTTAATTTGACCTTGATAACTGGTTGTTCCTATATCTGTAGATTTATATTGGATCTGGCCAGCGTCGGTGCATGTGAATACAACACCAGCATCACCTGTACGCTGATCTGCAACAATCCATTTACTACCAATAGCCCCTGTTGTATCGTATGTTAGTAATAGGGTTCCAGTTTGAACATTACCGGAAGGTGTTTCTGTTGATGTTCTATAAATCGAATATTCAACATTTGCAGCTCTAACTGAAGCCCCATTAAACTGCAATCCATTTACATTGGTATCAACTAATACATTATTTGATATAGAAAAACTTGTTTCTAAAATATCACCAGGGGCTAAAAGTGTAGATAATACATCTGTAACAGCTTGCGCCCATGCTGTAGCATCTTCACCCCATCCAGGATCTGTTCCTGCGTCTGGGTAATTGTATACGTTATTATTAACCGTTAAAATTGGCATAAAGCTCCTATAAAGTAGCTATATTATATGTTATTTTCAGGGTTTAAAAACCCGCTTACCGGAACCCGGAGGGACACATTGTAGGTGGCACCAACCCTTAGTACTAGCTGGGTCCTCCATATATAACCCACATTGTTCCAGAATGGCAAGGTTATTAAGACACCAAGCCGCCAAGGAACCATCAGAGTCTTTAAAGTCGCAAGCCAACCCCTTCATGTGGTTAGATTTCTTGGCAGAATTGGATAAAGCTGCATTTATGGCTTCAGGACGCCACCCAGACGAAACTATCATAGGCTTACCATAAATAGTCCTAAATTCATTTAAATGGACCAAAAGCTTATCTAAATTGATAGAAATATCCTGAGTATAGTCAGAAGCATATTGAACATCTCGCCCCATTAACAATTCTGATTTATTTATCATTGACATCTCCTATTGAATATGTTATTCTGTTTTTGGGTAAATGGAGGGTGATTTGACAAATACTTTAGACGCTTTTAATTATATATATAAAAAACACTTTACAAAACTTGCTATTAAATTTGGTAGTGAAGATTTAGTTAATAACGCGTTCTGTGTATGGTTAGAAAAGTTTCACAACAATTCATTAGTTGATACTGATAAACCTGGGGCAGTATATAATTTTGTTAAAAAAGTGATTAAAAATACTAAGGCTACTTCTCGTCTTCGGATTGATCCTTTTATAAAATCAAATACAATTAAAAAATTTGAATCAATTAATGACGAAACTCCTGAATATTTATTATTAAAAAAAGAACAAACTTCGATTATTAAAAATATAGTAGATGACATGCCAATGGTTAGAAAACAGCAGATGAATTTGTTTTTACAAACAGGATCTATTGAAGAAACATCAAAATTGGCCAATACTAAATACAATACAGTTAAAACTAATTTACATTTTGCTAAACAAACAATAAAAGATAAATTTGAAGGATTTCCTATTGATGTTGTTAGTAATGTAAGACTTTTAGCTGCTACATCTTTAGGCGATGATACATCAGTTTATGTTGTGAATAGAGCATTTATGCCTGCAGATAGTAAATCTAAAATGTACTTTACTAAAAGACAAAAAACTAATAAAAAAACTAAAATAAAGCCCGATTATAATGTATATGATTCTGATATCATTAAACTTAGAACTAATGGTGCTACTTATGTTGATATTTCCTCTAAATTAAAAATCCCATTTAGATACGTAAAATCTTTATGTGTTAAACATAATCTACTTGATACAAAAATTAATAGAACTAAAGATCGCAAAGAAGCTGCCGTTATTTTAGAATTGCACAATAAAGGACTTTCTGTCACAGAAATTGAACAACAAACTGGATACAAAAGGTATTTAATTTATGAATGTATTCCTAGAATCTATTAAAAAACGAACTATTCGATTATACTGGACTCTTTTTGGATGGCCTGATTTTCCTCCTAAGTTGAAAAATTTTAATGAAAAGCGAGTGAATCCATATTCAGGTAATTTATACACACCAAGATATAACACCATATATATGGAGTATTTATGTGGTTTATCTATTGAGGTCATAGCTAAACGCTACAACGTAACCCGAGAGCGGGTTCGGCAATGTTGCTGGAAAGCCTATAGAGAGGCTACCAAATGAGATTGATTATGGTTCGTCATGGCCAAAGTATGGCAAATGCTGATAAAAGTGTGTATTTTAGGGTGATGGACCATCTTATTGAATTATCCGAATTGGGTAAAGAGCAAGCTAAATTTGCTGGGGCAGCGTTGAATAAGCGCATATCTGACCAAGGTGCCCTTGTTTTTGTATCTCCATACCTAAGAGCTAGACAAACTTGGGATATAATTAATGAGCAAATAGATCAATTTAAGATTTATCAGGTAAAGGAAAGTCCCTTAATTCGAGAGCAAGAATATAAGTTATTTGAAAATATGGAGCAAGTAGAGGAGATTAATCGGGCTAAGGAGGCTTTTGGTACTTTCTGGTATAGATATAAAAGAGCAGAATCACAAGCTGATACTTACCAAAGGGCTATGACATTCTATTTGTATTTAAAGACTTGTCATAAGCAAGACCAGGACATAGTTATTATTGCTCATGAGATTATAATCAAATCGCTACTGATGATTATTGACGACATCAAAGTTGAAGATATGGAGTCTTTTAGAATTAACAATTGTGAAATAATCGAAAGGGAAATATGACAGAACAAACTAAACGTAAACTTGGAGATATTTGGTATGCCGTATATAATGTAGGTTGTATATTAGGATTGCTTTTTTTATCAGCAACTTTTATGTATTTAGGTTCGCGTGGGTAAGGTTTGTAATTGTTGCGGAATTGAGAAGCCGATAACTGAGTATCGCAAAAAAGAGCGTGGAAAATTTGGTGTTTCTGCTATTTGTAAATCTTGTCAGAGTGAAAAAGATAGGATTTTTAAAAAAAGGGTATAGGGAGAAAAATAGATTCTACAAATAAAAACCCCCACTTTTTTAAGGTGGGGGCTAGTATACTTAATTGGTTTTAAATAATTAAGAAATTTTAAGGTTAGAAATTATGACCGAACGGCCTGGGCGACTGCAAAACAATGCCTGGTCAGTGTAAGCTCGTAGTTCGTATCCAGCGTGATCTTCCAACTCGCGGAAGAAGTTGCCTTCTGCAGCAGGTCGTTTGAAAGTTACGTCAGTAGAACCAACTCGGCACCAGTCTTCGATTGCAAGAACGTATGCAAATCCTTCTTTACAGTAGATAGAAGGAACGATTTCAACCATACCATTTTGAGAATGGAATTTGATTGCTTTAGCTCCGTTTTCTACTGAATCAGAACGATAAGAAGAGTCCATCATACGAAGAGCAGCTTGCTCAGTCAACAGATCGTCCCAGTGTGAAGGATTAACAACAACTGTTACATCGCTGTCAAGACCTTTAGCAACACCTTGGCTGATTGCTTGTTGCAAGATTGCAAAAGACAATACAGAAGTAGTTGCGGGGGCGAAACTAGAACCTTTCCACAAAGCATAAGAAGCTGCAGAAATACCGAAAAGTGATCCGGTGTTTGTCAAGATCTTATGGATACCAGCAAATTCTTTACCAGTAGCACCTTTATGGTTTACTACGTCAGTAGCAACAACACCAGCAGGCATTGCATCAAGAGTAACGGTACGAGCAGTAAGGTCTACAGCTGTTACAGTTGCAGTACCACGGAGGGTAGCAAGAGTAGCATCGTAGATCTCGATTGGCATACCTTCAGCACCTGACCAGATACCAGAAGCAAAGTCAGAAGCTTGCATAGTAAGAACAAGACCTGATTTAGAAGCAACTACGCCATAACCAGCTTGACCATACATGATTTCGATTTCTAATTTCTTAGAAATACTATCAAGCATGTTTCCAACTAGAAACTTAGTAGCATCTTCGAAAGCTCTGTCACCGGCACCAAGGGCACGTTGTGCTTGGCCGTATGGCATTACTGATCGAAGCAAAAGTTGGTAACCACGAACAACCGCATCTTTAATCTGTCCTGAAACAGGGGGATTAAGTGCAAATGCGCCTTCGCTGTCATCAGCAAAAGTGATTCCATGTTCCATTCCAAGAACAACGGGTTGGTGGTAGTTATTACCTGGTTGACGATCCTTAGGCAAGAAAGGGATCGCTTTGATCATTTTCTTTCCGTCAGGGATAAGACGTTGCATCTTATCTGCATATTTTTCTTTAAAAAGACCATTTAGGGTCGCTTGGCTATTGGCACCTGTATAATCGGCCATATTGTAAATCCTCGTTTTTGTTTAGTTATTTGTTTTTCTTCTCTACCAATCTATCAGTCGTGTTTATCTCTTACTGGTTGTTTCTGGGGCCTAAGCTTGCCAAAAAGTCAGATAATCAACTAAGCGCTTGATATCCTGTCATTATTATATGTTATTTTTACTTGACTTTTCCTAAAAAATATGTTACCATCGGCCAAACATCTTAGAAAAGGTAGTTTTTTCCTCTTCTTTAGACTTTGAGTCGGACTTCTGGCTTCCGCTATCCTTTACCTGCTTAGCTGTCTCAATTGGCTTAGCTTTAGCCTTAGCAACCCTAGCTTTTCGGTATTTATCAAGTCTATCTTTACCAGTAAGCTTTTCCATAACCTCATCTGGGGCCTGTTCAAATAGCTTTTGGATCTCGTTTGTTAGCTGTTCTTCAACATAAGGCATAACTTGCTGAGCAGTAACATCCAAATAACCCAATCCAACAGCCTCAATCATTGCATCGGTAATGCGTTTTACAACATATGGCGACTTTGGAAGGCTAGATCCTGATAGAGCATCAGAGATTTGGTCATCAAGTTGCTGGAATGCTTGCTGTTCAAGTTTAGCAATTTCAGCTTCCCGCTTTTCATTCTCAAGGCGAGTCTTTTCTTCTTCATATTCCTTAAGCTTAGCTTCCATTTCTTCCAAACGTTTCTGTTCAGGAGATTTAGACATATCTTCAATTTGCTCATTAATAATCTCATGAGCCAATTTTTGAATATCAATACCCAACTCTGGGTGCTTTAGGATGGCTTTTGGGTTTGTGCGCAACATTTCAACAAGCTGTTCGGCTTGCTTACGAGTCATTGCCGCTTCTTGAAATTTCTCATCTGCAGCTATGGCTTTTTGAAGATATTTTTCAATTTCTTCATTATTATCCATGTCAAGGTCAATTTCTTTACTTTTCCCATTGACTTTAAGATTAAACTTACGCTTATTTGCTGCCTTCTTGGCTTCTTTAACGGTTTCTTCTGCGGGGGTTTCTGCTTCTACATCTGTTTCTGGTGTAGCATCTACTCCTAAACTTTCAATGCTCTCACTAGATGGTGCGGCAGCTGGTGCTGATGGCGCAGCGGCGCCTGGTGCGTCTGACATATTGTTCTCCTTGTTAGCGTCTCATTATTGAGATAGCTGTTAAGTGGTCCGCTTTTGTGGGACCTATTATATATGTTAAGGTTTAAATTTATTCTTATAAGCTGCTAATGTGTCTACTATCGGCACTTTACCGGTAACTTTACCCATCAAACTAGCATCTGCGGCACTGGCATTTCCCGATTCCATAAGCGCTTTTAACTTATTGAATGCCGATGCTGCTTCTGGGCTTTTTGCAATACTGGCAGCTACCTCAGGAGTCTTTGCTGATATACTAGACGGATTTACCCTTTCCATCATTCTAGCCAGCCGATCACCAATTACACCCTTATCCACTGTTCCAGGCATATCTGCCATACTACTTGCTGTATCAAATGCGTCTTTAGCCCTATCTGTAGTGGAGGCAATTTGTTCTTGTGTGGGGGCTTTATTACCGGCCAAAGCTAAAGTATTAAGAGCGTCATCTTTAATGAAAGAGTCTTTTTTCATATCAGCATCAGCTGACATTCCACGCATTTCTCCTGCAGCAGCATTTAATGCAACATCAGGATTTTGTATGTAGGCTTTTATTTTTTCCCAAGTTGGCATTATTTATCCATTCTTTCTTTTATTTTACTAAATAATCGTTCTTGGATAGAAGGCTCGATTAATTTATCAGTATATTCATCAGGCTTACTTTGTAGATGTAAATTGTCCATAGCAGAATTAATTCTATCTTTATACTCAGGATCTTTTTTGAGTTTTTCTCTCATTTGATTTGCGGATAGATTGTGGCCATACAGCCACCCAGCAGCGGCTGCATGGACATCATTATTAGATTTATCTAGTACATCTTCAGATAATTGAGAGGCATAATCCTGTTGTTTGGCTGGATTGTCCTTCATTATTTGGGTAATTTGATCAGGAGTTGCACCTTTAAGTAGAGTATCTAACGGTGTCGCTCGAACATCACGCACATTTCTACTGGCTAGGTTTTCAATGGTGTTAGGCATTTGGCCATATTTACCAATAGCTGTTGTACCGGCTTGGGGTCCAGTCGCAATTGTCCTATGAACAACGTCATCCCTATTGGTACTTTCTAACATACCCATTAGTTTTTTAAAATTTTCAACGTCATTCTTATTTGGCATATTATTTACCTAGAAGTTTTTTAGTTTTAGTAAACTCGCCCATTAAAGCTCGTAGTTCAGCATCTTTATTTCTATATGCATCCTGATCAAATTCAGGATCAGGTTTTTGTGCAGCAATTTGATCTGCTAAATTCTTTTGTTGCTCAGCTTCGATTAATCGAGACATAATAGCCTTCTGAGTCTCAGCATTACGTTGGGCATTAGCTGCCAACTGTGCATCATTTGATGTATCAACAGGAGGCGTCGCGGCCGGTTTTTGTCCAGAGAAAGCATTTTGTACAGAATCTTCAATTCCGTAGCTTTTATTAGCCATAGATCCTTTTTGTAACCCTTTTAATTTCTCTAAATAAGACATATCTGCCATATACCCTCTATATCAACTGTGAAATAATTATCAATATTAGTACTAAATTCAATACTGCAGAAATAACAAATGCTCTCTGCCATAAATGACCATAAAGCATAGCTTTAGCTGCCACTTTATAAGATAATGTCTGTTTCAATTTAGCCAAAAACACCTCTTATTATATGTTATTACTGGAATAATGGCTTAAAATCTCATTTAAGTCACTTGGTGTAACCGAATTTGGCTTATCCTTAATAGGAATACCTTTTATTAGGCAAACATACACCATCAACTGCGAACAGAAATTTGTGGATAAGTTATTATCAAACGGATTTTTACATCGAAATAGTTTACCTATAAAAATTCCCAAGATTTGATGCCAGGCATAGGGTTGGCCGAGAGAATTAATCATCAAGTTATAAAACTCAACAAACTGTTCCTGAGAAAAAGCTAAATCGTAAGTTAGTATTATGTTATTATTCTCTTTATGTCGAGCTAAAGTGCAGCAATGAACAATTCCATGGGAAGCCTGAAAGACCATATCCACATTAGTAATTGGATCTTTATATATAACAAAAGCGTGGGAAAACGGTCTATGCTCAATTAATTGAATTAATCTTCCAAACAACATCAAATCGTTTTTGGCTGAAGAAAATCCAATAGTTAGTACCATCTATAAACCATTACTAATTTCAAACGAATTAATTTGATTAATTACATCTTGAAATATATCTTCATATTCTGTGTATACTGAGAGTAAAGTCGAACAAGCATATCTAGCCGTGCCCAACGCTCCAGTTTCTAACAGTAGTTTAATATTTAATAACTGAGACAATAGTGCCGTCACCTGTGTACCAGATTTATTTAATATCTTATTCCTTGCTCCAATTTTATCTATAGCAACCCTAGCAACCTTAATACCAAAATCTGTCTTCTTAACAGCAAGAGCATATTCATATTCTTCCCTGTCACCTCGACCTTGAGGAATTTCTAATTTATTACCATTTAATACATAACCAACTAATGGCTGCGGTGACATGTTAGTAATGTCTATGGCCATTTGATTATTTTGTATATATATACAATAGTCTTCATCCGACAATTCAACCACTTCAGTCACTGTGTTATTATTAAGTATGGCGTATTTTTGCATTATAAATCCTTTTTAGTAATGTCTAAGAAATCAACATCTTGCCGTAACCTTGTAACATTGTCATAAATTCCCAAATGGTTTACATATATACGATCCCTATAAGTTGTCCCGGATCTTACTATAGTAGCTTCAACCATAAATGTATCCCCACCTAAAAAATCCACAGCCGGAAATGACGATAGCGTTTGAGTTGTATAAAAATAATTATTAGCTAATTGTGAACCGCTCACCGTCATTAATGGTACGTCAGACCAATCTGGCAATTGCACTTGGTATATAGTAAATGAACAACTTGCAGCATTAGATACGCTATTATTTGCGGCATCATATAGATAAGCAATAAATTTTATATTATTAAACGTTGAATCATCAAAACGTGCCGCAATTTTAATAACTTTAGTGCTATTAGAGAGTTCACTACCTGGACCAAATAAGAATTGCCAATCATCAATATCATTGACGACGTATCGACTATCATGGTCTATTTTTAACCATTGATTATCATCGTTATCATCTTGAGCGACAAGTCTTCTTGGTATAGCCATTATGTCCCTAAGAGGGTAAATCCCTTCATTGTAACACGATCTTGACCGGCAACACTAATCGTTAACTTTGCTGTGTAGTGAGTTAAATCTGTCAATAAAACAGCACTGACTGGTGTTGTGTGAAATAACCCTTGAACATCGGGAGTAATTCCGGTTTGAGTTAAACCGCTCACGGCAGTTCCATTTTTATCGTATACTTGATAACTTGCCGTACCTAATAAAGAAGGGTCCGCCAATTCATCATTTATTGTTGCCCAAAATGTGGCTTCTAATTGGTTGGACGCGTTTATTGAAAAGGTAGCCCTTCCTGCGTAATTAGTAGGAGAAGCATCAATTACTATATTATGTGAACGAGATGTTCCATGAACTGTTAGAGTAACTCTTACTACATACGATTGAGTTGTATCTATAGTTAATGGTAATGGGAATGGAGTAATCGTGTAAAAACCATTCACATCTGCAGTAATACCAGACTCTGCTAATCCTGGAATTATTGTTCCATTAGCCTCATATACTTGATATGAGCCTGTACCAAGCCCTGTGGTAACAATCTTTTCATTTTCTGCTACCCAAAAACTACCAACTAAGTTATTAGCGCCGTCTAAAGAAGAAACTCCACCAACTTCATATTGTTCTGGAGCGTCGTCTATTGATACAAAATTTGTTCTATTTTCACCATCAACATTTACCGTAACTTTAATTTCATAATGTCTAGAAGATTCTTCCAGTAAACTTGGTACAGCGGTTGCTATATACAAACCTTGAGCGTTTGCTGTAATACCAGATTCAGACATACCAACAACGGCAGTACCGGTTTTATCATATACTTGATAACTCGCGGCACCCAATACAGCATCTGGGGCGATTGCTAAATTACCGTTTTTATTTGCCCACATAGTTAATCTGAAATTATTTGAATCATCAACAGAATATACAGCTTTAGATTCATACATATCAATTGATGTAAGTACGCCAGTTGAAATAACATTTAAAGAAATAAGATTTGTATCCCTGTTTCCAACACCATCGACTGCACGAACACCAACGAAATATGTTACACCATTTTGAAGAAATGATCCATCCGGTAATGTGAAAATATCAAATTGGTTATTTGGTGTAGAGGCAATAATATTCGACAAACTAAATAGACCAGTTGCGGTAGACGCTTTAATGTATACCTCATATCTGACTGGTGGTGTAGGATCTGTTGCAGAAGACCATCCTGCCCTAATCTGGCCCCTAGACTCAACGTCTAAAAAGTTAATTCCAGAGAAGGTAGGTGGAGTCAAATCTACTATACAGGCACTTGACGTACCCTGATAGAAGTTGTTTCCAATTAAAATATTGGCCATATATTAACTCTCTTTCAAACCAGGTCTAATATCAACCCCAGGAGGAGAAGTAAATGTGTAACGAAGTAAAGTTCCAACTGTATTTGGCATAGTTCCAAGTGGTAACCAAGTTATACCCGAATCGGTTGAATATTCGAAATTAGCAGAATTAGTAACTGTATTGTGGTTTACTAATAATGAATCGCTTAAATCATAAGCTCTGAAATATAATTGAGGAACAACAGAAGCATACGCTTTTTTTAACCTAAATGCACATCTAGATGGTGTATTATTGTCTGAATTATCATCACTAAATTCAAAATAATCAGAAATACCAGAATTTGATTCATTTCCGATAATTAGTTCGGCAACTTGTGCAGGACTTGAACTGCCTTCAGATTGCATAGCAAAAAGTATTTTAAATTGAATTTGATTACTAGACATAACTAAGCTAGTCAAATCTTCAAATGCTGGAATATCAATCCATCCGCCAGTGATACTTCCGAATCCAGATGTTCTGTATTGAAGAACTATATTTCCAGTTTCGTCAAATAGTTTCTCGTATGATGTGTAAAACTTAAGTTGAGAATTAGGGTTATCTAATACTTTAGTTACAATATACGAATAGTTATTACTATTATCTGATTTAAAATCACTTGCAATTACACCACGCTGACCAATTGTAGAACTAGATGCAAATATCCATCCGTCTCTATCTGTTAAGGCGGATATGGCAGTTAATCCCAATGGTACAGTATCGAAAGAAAATCCTTCATAGTAAGTATTAATTAATTCTCCAGTTATAGACTTAATTACGTTATTTTCTAGCTGTTTTGATATAAATTTTGAAGTATTAGTTACATATACTACTTGATCTAGCGCATTTGACCATGTTGCAAACGTTAACGCCGGGTTTGTAATTTGATTCACAGTACCCAAGGCATTAGATGTGCTTAACGATGCCCAAGCTGTCGCTCCTGATGTCAGTTGCGATACTAGACCTAAATATAAATTCGTAGTTGTTGCTAAAAAAATACATTCATTTCCATTCAATACTCCTCCATTAATTGGAGAAGAAACAGGAATTGCTAGTTCTTCTGAATCTGTAGATAAAAGAGTACCAGTTAAAGCGGGTAAATTTCCTGTTTTGTGAACAAAAAGATTACTGCATGTTCCAAATGCTCGTCCAATGCTTACGCCAGTTGCTGAAGATCCAGTTGTTGTAATAGACGCACCGCCAGTTGTTGCTGATAATTCATAGCTAACACCAGCTACCGCATTTCTGACAAAATAAACAGTACCTACGACTAGTCCAGTAGGGAGCGGCCCAGAAGAAAAAACAACAGGAGTATTATTTACAAATGTATGTCCAATATCAGTCACGACACCAGGGGCACCTACAGACACATTTACGGTGTTTACTGTATATGTTGGAGCAGTTGATGTATCATAGACATAAAATTGGTGTGTTGCAGCAACACCATTATGAACATATAAACGATTTGTAGTTGTCGTATAACTAGAACCAACGCTTGCGATTTGTAGCTGTCCTACGCCGATATTAGAAGGATCTTGTAGTAGGTATACGGCTTTAGCATCGCTTGATGTTGCTAATGGAATTGTTGTTCCGAGTGGAATGAAATCTGCTCTATCTATTTTATTTAAAAGAAAAGTTCCGCTATTAATGGTAACAGTTGCTGTTGTTGTTAGAAATATTTTCCAATTAGTTGTTCCGGAATCATTAGCAATTCGTATAGATTTAATGGTATGTGTAGTCGCTGCCGTATTTGGTGTAGCCATATTAATACGACCAACATAAGAATATGCTCCAGTAGATAAACTAAAATCGTATAATAATATTGGAATATTACCGGCAGTTGGTGCTCCACAAACAAAAAGATGGTTATTATCAGTAACTCGGATTGCTCCAGTTGGAACTTGTCCGGTATCGCTGAAAACATCAATAAATTTAGTAACGGGTGGGCCTAAAACCGTATCTCCGCTCATAACTTTAGAAGTGACTCGTCCTTGTATTGTTGTTTTTGTTTGATCGTATATGCTTACTACGTCATCAACTAAATCTGCTGTAAAATATCCCATATTACTCCCTTACTTATTAAACTATAGTCCAAACTTCATCGTCTCTTCTATAGGAATTACCGACCAATGTATAGGAAAATACTCGTCTAGCAGTAAATCCTGAAAATGTCCCACTCGTATAGTCAATTTGTGTTATTCTCTGATTTTTTGTTCCAAAATCGGCATAAGTAAAAGCTGCTTGCCGATCTTGGCTATCTAAAATTTGCTGTTTTAAATTATTTGTAAATCCATATTTAGTGCCAGAGGCAGATCCATCGACACTACCAACTAATAACACACTATCTGGAGTAGCAGAAAATGCATTTAAATCAGCATTTACTGTTAATGTTTGATCACTAGCCAAAACGACAGAAACAGATCCTGCTGCGTTATGTTGGCCTAAACTAGGTAATTTATTATCTATATTATTTAGGGACGCATTTCCTGCAGTTTGTAAAGCTGAAGTGGATGCGCCTGTTGGTAAATTAACATTCCAAGTTCCAACTTGACTTACAGGCTGCGTTACTCCACTACCATCAACCAATATACCATTTACTGATGTTGTTACTTTATTATTTAAAGCCGCTAGAGTTGTTTCTTGTGCTACACCAGGGATAGCAATTGAATCTGTTATTGAAGAAATTGTTCTTATGTTTTGTGCATCAGCTGGCTCAGTTTTTGCTTGTAATTCAGTTAATACCGCATTTAATGTAGTTTCAGTTGCCGCATTTGGTGGCAAAGTTGCTGCTGACGAATTAATAACATTAACATCAAGACCTTGTTTGCCTGATACATTAGTTGAAGTTACTAAACTAGCACCATCACCAAGTCTAATACTATCATCGGTGTGGCTAATATTGATTTCTAAACCTGGAGCAATAACTGCGGTGGCAGATGTTCTAATAGTTTGCGTAACAGGATCATGAATGTCCCTTAAAATATTCTCTTGACTAAGAGGACTTGTATCGTAAGCCATTACTGTTTAACGTTCCCTTGTGCTTGTTGTTGAAGTTGAGGATTTGGTAATGCTCCGGCAGGAACTTGAGGTATTTTAGGCATATCAGGCAAATCACCTGGGCCTGGAGGTGCGCCCATAGGTCCTTGTTGAGCATTTGGTTGCTGTGAATTGTTAGGTTGTTCACCATTTTGCGGTCCAGGCTGAGATCCGCCCATTGGAGCTAACGGCTGTTCACCTACAGTTGATAATGTTCCTGGGTCTGTATTTCGGAGCATGTCAATATGATCTTGAATATGTTGTAATACTGCACCAACCAGATTATCATCATCTCGTAAATCCGGATCAGCTAACATGGTTTTATGGTTTTTAATATGCAATACATGCTGGTCGAGAACTAAAGCTTTAGGTTTAATGCCTTGAGCCATTTTTTCATTCTCACCTTCAATAAGAATAAGTTCTCGTTCTGCATCATCGGTGATTGGCTCTAATGTTCCAGTGGTAAGCACAGCAAAGTATTGTTCTGGACTCTTTACGATACCATATTGAATAAGAGATTCAGCCAATTGAACTTTACCGGCAGTAGTTCTAGCTAGAGGATTTCCAATATCAACAATTACCCGATTAACTTGTGATAAATCATCTCCGCTAAATTCTCGCTCAACATAGGCCCTATTACTTTTACCAGCAATCATAGCAATACGGGGAACCGAAGCGAAGTCTTTTAACATACTAATAAGACCGGTTCCGACATCTTCGATCATTTGAACATACTGTTGCTGCAATCCTGAAATGAATTGCAATGCCATAGATTGAACTAGAGCTAAAGCTGCGCCGGATTTAAGTGACGCTTCCGGATTACCTCGAGCAACAGAGTTGACGCCTGAGATAGTTTCCATTTGCGTTTCTAACATTTTAAGAAATTCAAAAATTTCAGGGGGAGTTTGTGTTAAGTTCATAGCTTCAGGCTTACCGGCCTGGGCATTACCTTCAATAATATTCAAACCGCCATCCAAAGACTTCATTGAAACATCAGCACCTCTAGGTACATAGATGTTCTGCACACCAAACGCGTGTTGATTTGTTAAAATCGTAGAATATAAACTATTAACAGCGTCTTGAAGTGGTAATAAGTCAAACATCGGAGTGTAGCCATATGGAGTACCCAAGATGTCAGCAGGAGAAATTCTATATACAGGCAAAGTTCTGTATGGCATAGGACTATCCATAAGAACAAGATCATCAGCTAGGAACATTAAATAGCGTCCATCAGGCATTGCTTCTGTTCGACGATGATAAAACTCATATATAGGAACATCATCAGTGTCATCATAGCTCATCAAATCCATTCTGAACTTATAAAGATCGGATTTGGTCTGCAAACCTATAATTTTATCTCGTCGTTCCGGATATTTAGCTGCTAAATCAAACTTATTTTTAAATGAACGACAAAGAACCCAGTCATGGTTTTGATCTTCTTTAGTTGTATCAAAAACTACATCATATGGAGATAAATTACTAAATTGTACATCACCTTCATATATAGGAGTGTTTGTTTCTTCATTATGATCGAAAATTTCACCACTAGTAGCGTTCCAATCCATTTTAATGAATCCGCTACCCATAACAACAGCATATTCGACAGCTCTTTCTAGATACTTTTCTAGCCGTTTTTCTCGTAAATAATAATCCAATAGCTCATTTGCCAACTTAGTTTGAATAATAGATTTATAATCTCTATTGGTTGCCCTAGCTTCCATTGATGGGCGATTGGCTGTAATCATTCTAATAATGTGCTGGCTAATGTTACGGATATGGTTCACAGCCAGGTTGACTAACTCACCTTGTTCTCCACCAAAACTAATTTTATGACTATTAACAGAACTAGCATAATAAGCACCGTGGTAAGCCATCCACATATCACGAACTTTAATTAAATAACCATTGGTATGAAGCTGATTGTACCAACCATTCGCTTTTGCAAGCAAATTTGATGCTGTTTTTTCGGGTTCTTTTGCTGCAAAATAAACATTTTCAGACATTTATACCTCTTTATATATGTTATTTACGCCCAAACCGATTTATCTTCCTTGGTGTAGGAAGAGAGAACATTTCCTTAACATCCTTTTCAAATGGAGTGAGGGGCGGTTTTGAAGAATAAGTAAACACATCGCCAGCCCCGCCAATATCATAATTAGCTGGGTAGGGGTTTTTATTAAAATTGACATTACGACAAAGATAAGCTAAAGCATCAACCGCGTCATAGTGACCTTTATCCCCACTCCTAATATAAGATGTGCGAGCTTTATTCCAAAGAGCACCCTCTAAGTGCATAATAAGAGTCTTACATTTCGGATTTATTAATATTCTATTAGATCTAAGTAACATACGCATGTTATTAAGCGCCGCTTCTTTGTTATCTTTAGCTGTCGCTAAAAAGTTCATATTATGTTTAACGGCTAAATCGTTCAAAAGTAATAAGTTATTATTATCGGCTATCCTTAGGGTGACAGGCTTTACTTCACCCGTCATTTTATTAACCCAAAGATTGCTTTCTAAAGTTCGAATACTCTCGGCTAAATTGTCTGTAAGCATTTTGACGCCAGATAAAACGAGCTCATCTTCGATAATAACCTTAGCGTTCTTAAAGTCATAATAGGCAAATAAAACAACGGTAAGATCTTTAATACCAATATCCATAGAAACATAGGTATCATAAAATGGCGGTCTTTTCCATTCAGTTACACATGTAGCTTTTAGTGCCTCATTGAACTCAGGGACAACAGCATCATCTTCGGATTTGATCTTTTCAACTAAAAACTCTCTACGAAAGTCAATGCTTTCTTTTCCGCCAAGAGCATTGGCCAAATCATCAATTTGTTGTGAAGTTAATCGGGGATTATCATATATAGTCTTTTTAATAAACCGACCCTCGGCCTCTGCCTCACTCATGAAGTGCATAAAATCATGGTCTGGTGATTTGGATGGTGTTGATGCCATCACGATTCTCCCTCCAGTGGTTGTTGTGGTAGGCAAAAGGATTGAATTTACAATATAATCTAAGTCATCACAGAATCCCGCTTCATCAATAATACAAAGATGGGCTTTATTACCCCGGATAGACTCAGCATGACCATTATCGGTTCCGGCTAGCTGTATTTCGCTTCCGTTTTTGAATTTAAACGTGTTATCTTGACTTTTGTATTGGGGGATTAGATCTTTTGGGCAGTCGCTGGTAATTTCTCGAATTAATGGTGTAATGATTCGTTTAATGTCTTTAGCTTTTGGCGCAATAAACTTAACGATGACAAAAGGGTTTTTTAAACACTCTTCTACAGCCAATGTTACGAGGAAATATGATTTTCCTAACTGACGGGATGATCCAATTACGATAATTTTAAAGTCTGTTTCTCTAACAAACTTATACATTTCCATCTGATTGACATCAAGCTTCCAGTGAAGGACCGCTCTGCGCCATAACGCATCAACTGCAGTTTTTTTATTCAGTGCTACTTTGTTTACCGGTGGCAATTGCGACAAGCTCTACCTCATTTAATGTACTATAGTTTGTCGTATTGATCACTTCTGTTGATTCATTACGTATCAAACGTAGATTTTTAATAAAGATATCAAGACGCTTACTTTCATCTAAAGATAACTCCCGGTCCCTGGATTTTTGTCTTAAAAGGTCAATTTGTTCAATACAAATAAGTTCTTCTACAGTCATCGGGACTTTTATTGTTGCTGCAGATGCCTTTAACATTTCCTCTAAATGACCGACTTTTTCGGATAAAAGCTTATTATCATTTAATAACTTTTCAATAAGATCTTGCTGTTTTTCAGCAAATTCTTTAACGTCTTTTAGTTTAGTTTTTTCAACAAACTGCTTACGCAGATCTTGCATGTCTAAAATGTCAGCCATTAGAAGAACCTTTTAATCTCTTGTTGCATTTGTGCAGGTTTAGCTGCATTACGCATCATAAGTCCTGAAACATGATTTCTCAAAGTCTCAAGTTCAGTTTTAATTTCAGCCGATACATCAGGTTTAGCGGTGTTTTTAAAGTATTTATCAAGGGCTACCAGACAACAAAACCCTAAAACTGACAAAGCATAGCCAAATCCTGGCTCAATAACAAGGGCTCGTAGCCCCATAATAACCAGAACACATAACAAAACATCCCTAGACATTAGGTATTCTTTTATTTTTTTCATACACTTCCTTGTTAAATAGGACAGTTTTCTTGACGTTAGAGCTTATATGTGTATTGCTTATATAAAGCATGGCTCATTGTCGCTACCATCTCACATTATATATGTTATCTAATTAATGCTTGACTTTTAATATATTATTTGATATCCTATTTAAAGAGAAAGAAGGGGTATTAATGATTAAATATGGAATTACAGCATTGGGTGTTATTGGGGCTTTACTTTTAGCATTAAATCTTAACGTTGGAAAATCGGTAGAAATAAAATCAAATAAAACAGAAGTTGTAACAGCTAAAGAAGTGGCTGATGCTAAGGCAGCTGCAAATGAGGTGAAAATACCTTTAATTAAGGTTAAGGCCACTGAAACAAACACAGTTCTTTTGGATACAGAAATTAATGATGAAAGTGTTGATGTTATTAATAAATTAAATGAATTATCTTCACCGAATAAAACTATATATCTAATAATCACGTCTCCCGGTGGAGGTATCATTGCTGGAAATAAACTTATTGCGTACATCGACAATAGTGAGCTTAATATTATTACTGTTTGCCAACAGGTGTGCGCATCTATGGGGTTTCATATCTTTGAGTCAGGTAAAAAAAGATACATGATAGGTCATAGTCTTCTTATGGCACACCCACCATCAGGCGGTACTAGCGGTACAATTCCTGAAATGCTTAGTCAAATTAACGCGATTAAACATCTTACAGACGAATTGGATATTAGAACAGCAAATAGAGCAAAGCTTTCCTATGAAAAATTTTCAGTTGACGTGCTTAAGAATTTGTGGGTAACAAGCAATGAAGCTTATAATATGGGACTATCTGATGGATTAATTCATATATCAATGTTAAATAAAGATAAAATGTTCAGCGCACAAGAAGAACTTTTAAAATTAGGGGTTGAAGTTGAAAGTATTTCTGAAGCACTACCTATGTTATATGAGATTCATTAGTTTTTTAATATTAATGTGCTGCACAGCTAATGCCACAGCATACGATGAGGCTGTAGAAAAAGCAACTTTGGCAGCGTATAAACAAAGCGGAACTGAAGAAATGGTGAATAAATTTATAGAGAAGACAATCCCAAAAAAATATAGAGATGTGGCGGCTAAATTATTGCCTATCTTCGATATCGGTATTAATAACAAAGTTGAGTTAAAATGGACCTTTTAAGACAATGTCAAGAGTTATATGCTGAATTAAGAGATGCGTATGATCGTTTAGAAGAAGTTGAAAAGCACTTAAGCGATAAAACACTTTCACCGGAAACTTATTATTCATTGTATGAGGTTGAATTTAAATATGCTTTACAAATGTCTGGGGCTTATGAAGATCTTATGTATGCTCTAGACAAATTAGGTAGAGAACGTGAAGGAATGGAATTTTATATAAACAGAGTAAGAACTAATGCTGATAAATTAGTTTATGCTGAGGTGTTTTTTGACAACAAATAAATTTAGACTTATTGTTGGTGTTATTGGTGTTGCTTTTGTTTACATATTATCAACATTGACAAATATTTCTCCAGTGAACGCCATGGCATTTATTGGATTTGCTGCTGCTGTTGATAGTTTTGCAAAAGAACTAATTATAAACATAATTGTGAAACAAAATAAAGGCCTTGTCGAACGTGTATTAAAGGCTGTGGAGGATAAAGATGATAAATAAACTTAATAAAATGTTTGTTGAGAGATATTATAAAAAACTTGCTGATATGAATAGTGCGCTATATAAAGCAGCTAAAGATGACAATGGTAATTTTGAAGTACCTGTTGTTAGTCTTAGTGAAGGCGGGTTTACTGAAATAACATCACCTAACCCTGAGGCTTATCAATTAGCGGGGCCAGCGCGGGTGCGTGTTGTAAATAAGAAAATGAAAGGTCTTACTGGTGTATATCGTATTGCTGTGCCTTTTTCAGAGGCAGAGATTGCAGCTAATAAGCCTGAGTATTTTAATTATTTATTTGATGGTGTTATGGAAACTGCTTTAGCTAAGTTTCAGGAAAAGTTTGGATCAGCTAATAAAGTTAGATTCGGTGAAGTATTTATTACAGCAGACAGACCTAGCAACAGAAATCAACCACTAATGTTGTTGTCAGTAAATGCCACTGATGCTGCAGGCAACCTGTTGCCAGTAGATGATCAAGTTGAAATCCGTTTATATTGTAATTTTGCTAGTAATATGGAGGCATAATGGCTG